GTTTTTGTAAAATGTCACAACACCAGTGGATGAGTTATATGTAACACCAATAATATCTCCAGTAGTATAACTGGCAAAACTTGTACCCGCCGTTCCGTTTACGTTGGTAGTGCCATCCGACCGGTATTGCGCCCTTAAAACCCATGCAGTTGCACTACTTGAAACACCAATAGTCCAATAAGTTCCAGTTTTTGAACCAACGGTAATTTCGCAATACCAATTTCCAGTTGTTGTTACGGAAATTGTAGAAAGAGCAGACTTTTGATCAGTTGTAGGAGAGACCCAAGTTAAATTGCCATCTTGGTATGTTCCTCCTGATACGTTTAATGGATTCAAAACCGCATAATTAGCCACTGTAGCAGACGACACCGTGCAGCTATCCGTCATGCTGTCGTAGGTCGTACCCGCCGTCAGTGAGATATTGTTGACGGTCCAAGTGTTGCCGTTGCCTGAGCTGTCATTGCCAAGCGTAGCTGTGCTGGTTGTATTGCCGAAGGTCAGATAGAACCCGTTCGTGCCGTACGAACCAGTGTACTTAGCAGGTTGCCAGACGCCGTTGGTGTCGTATGCACCGAAGCTGGATGGGGTTAGGGCTTGGCCGTCAATGAAGTTTACTTCGGCAAGGTATCCGTCAAAGTAATTGGACGCGCCGCCATAACGGCCAATATCATGAGGAACAGTGCCATTGATGGTATTAGTTTGACTTAAAGTTGGATATGTAGAAATAGAAAAAGATGTTATTTGAACACCGTTTACATATACTGATGCACGATTTGAAGCCGTTGCTTGGGCTGAGTCATAAACCGCTACAACATGATACCAAGCTGATGGATCGCGATAAACCGCTGTTGATTTTAAACTCATCGTAATGCTTGATGAAGTTTGATTAAACCAAGTTAACGTATCATCGTTATGTAATTGCAAAATACCGTAGTTAGCGCCAGCGCCGGAATAAGCATCAAATAAAGCGCCATATGCCGTTAATACGCCGCGCTTAAACCATAACGAAATAGTAAATTTGGTTTGGTTTCCTGTAACACTCGGCGTCCTACTTAAATACGCACTTGCAGACGAACGAAAGCGCAGCGATTTGCTGACGCTGTATGAGCCAGACGTTTTTAGTTGAAGTGGATTGATCTCGACGGGTAAAGCCATTCAGATCACGCTATGTTAAGAAGAGATTGAACCGTAATGCTGGTGCTTGTACGAACCGTGTACACTAAAGCATCAACCGCACTAGCCGTAGTCGTGAGCGTTGGAGCCGTTCCACCGGGAAATTTCCAGTAGGATGAGTAAGCAAGTGTACGGGAACCAGTAGCATCTTGCGTCACATAAATAATGCCCGATTGGCCTGCCGTAAGGCCGGTTGGGTTGCCAAGGGTGCGGTTGCCACCAAGCGTGACCGAGAAGTTATTGCCACCCGTAACAGACATATCGACGGCAATTGTGGCCGCGTCAGTCAAGGCTATAATTGACATATACGCATTATGTGTCGCTGACACAGTACCCGTAGCCGCGACGTTTGCTGCCCCGACTGTACCCGTAAAAGTAGGTGAAGCAGATAAAACTGTTGAACCTGTACCAGTCGAAGTGGTGGTACCTGTACCGCCGTTTGCAACAGGTAACGTACCCGTTACGCCCGTTGTAAGTGGAAGACCTGTTAAATTGGTAGCAACACCGCTAGCTGGAGTGCCGAGCGCAGGGGTCGTCAACGTAGGTGATGTAAGCGTTTTATTGGTAAGCGTTTGAGTAGCCGCCAAAGTAACGACCGTATCCGTAACCGCCGGAAACGTAATGGTATTAGCACCTGCAACAGCGGGCGCTACAAGGTCAATGTAACCGGACGTAGAACCCGTTAACCGAAGCGATGTGGTAACCGACGATGAGATACCGTTGATATTATCCCAAGCCGCTATTTGAGTGCCTGTCGAATCTTTTAGCACCAATTTATAGTTGACGCCTGTGGTAAGCCATACTTCACCAGCTACACGACCTGCCGAATCAAGGACAATAGGGTTTGAGTTGGCCGTACCGCCTGTATTGTCCGTATATGTTGTCTGGGATGTGGTGGTGCCTGCGGCGTAGGTGTACAGCAACCCGCCTGTTAGAACAGCGCCGGTATTGGTAAAAAATTGCCAGCCTGCACCAGCAAGGGGGGAAAGAAGAACTGCCATGACCGCACCTTACAGTGATTTTCAGATTTAGACAATCTGATACGTTACGGAGAAAGTATAGGTTGTAGCGACAATGCTAGATGCCACAAATTGGAATGTGAATGTTTTATTGGTGGCATCCGCAACAATACCACCTTGCGATGTCCCACCTGCTGTCGTGGTGGCAAGCGTGCCGCCAGCTTGACCTACAGATGCAAAGTTACTGGCAATCGGTAACGACATTCGAAGCACTGTGTTACCTATAGCCGTAGCCGTAATTGACACCGATCCGCTGACTGTAACCGCTGTAAGTACCCGCATATATTGGCAAACAACCGCTGTGCTGGAAGTTATGTTGGTCACGTTGGTCAATGTCGGTGTATAAGTGCCTGAAGTTAATTGACTTGCGTCAAGCGTAACGCCCGCAGGCAAAGCGCCTGTCGTAACCTGAGTAGCAGGTAAGGTGACGCCTGAAGGCAAAGCGCCTGAGTTAATTTGCGTGGTGGCTATGGCAATTGAGACGTTAGCCGCTGCTGTAAGCTGGCCTCTAGCATTGACCGTGTACGTCGGAACAGCGGTTGCAGATCCGTAGCTTGCCGCTGTAACCGTGGTGCTGGCTATAGCAGGCGTAATAGTGCCTGGGCCATTGGTAATGGTAAGCCCTGCACCTGCCGTTAATGTATTAAGTGAATAGTTGGTGTTATTGCCAATTAAAAGCTGACCATTAGTAGGCAATGTGGCAAGGCCCGTACCACCTGCGTTAATAGGCGTTACCCCTGTGCCGCCACCAACAAGCACGTTAACATTGTTAAAATACCGAAACCAGTCACGCGACATTAAGCCTGTGGTAGGATCTACCACATTAACACGAGGCGCAGGAATCTGGGTAATATTACTAACCATTAGTCGGACTCAAGATTAAATTTGCGCCCATAATTGTAACTTTAACCGGATCTGTACCTGACACTTCATACACACGGTCGCGGAGCTTGTTGGTCATGCCAAGCCGACGCCAAAAGGTACGAGTGCCATAAGTGCCTATTGCACCCATAGATGCCCAATGTTCGTTGGACCATGTGTGACCGCCGTCATCAGACCAGCGGAGCATAACTTGAGGATCACTGCCCTGCCCGCTGTTTAAACCAACGCCTGTTTCGCAATCAAGCTGAAGGCTATGCTGGGCTGTGCGTTTCATGTCATTGCCGTTTACTGGCAAAGCCCGCCAAGACCGAAGCCATTTTTGAATGTTGTCGTCATCAGCATACACAGACAAATCATACGCATAAATGCGTCCGTCTTTATAATCACCAAGGATAATTTGGTTATTATAGTTCATTTGGCAATTAGGACGCTGACGGGTAAACGACCCATTATCCCACCCAGCCCGCTCATGCCAGTTGTCGGTTGAAACGTCGTATACCCATGTTGCTTGGGCGGTTGGGAACGTCAATACATAGAAAGCATGGCCTTCCTGTTGGTATGTGTATCCAATTGCGTCTGTTACCGTGCTGTAATTTTGGATAGCATACTCAACTGCATGGGTCGAAATACGAGCGCCGGTGTAACCATTAGTACGGTAGACAATACCGCGACCACGGGCATCAGCCCCTAGCCAGAATACACCGTTGTCAAGTTTGGCGATGGAATAGACCGCAGCAAGGCCAATTTCATTGTACGCACCCTGAATACGCGCTAAGGGAAACGTGGCTGTACCGGCATCGTACCAGACTTCGACCGAGTTAGATCCAAACAGCCATGCTTCGCGGTGGTCTACAATAAGGGCGAGCAGTTTGTCTGGTGAACCTTCGGCACTGGCAAACCCAAGCGGATCAATGGACTGACCGTCGTAAAGAGATGTTACCCACACAGTTTGCGAATTGGGCTGGTTAAATACGAAATAACCATCAAGAAAGCCTACCGTTACCGCGCCTGCAAAGTCAGAATCGGTAATTTGAGCAAACGCCAACGTGTTCATGTTGTAGATATAGCCATTAGGATTAGTGGCTATAAAGATCTGGTTACCGTTGTCGGCTATAGATACTGGACCAGTACCGGCCACCGTCCCACGAAGTACAGCGTTGTAGCTGCTATCAATCTGATAAAATTCACTGCCAGATACGACATAGGCATAGGTGCCATTAGGCTCAGGAGCCCACAACCCACGGATTGGGCCTGTGCCTATGGTCGCGAGTTTACGCAAACCAGGAGCGCGGTTCAAAAATCCTAATGTTTTACCAGTTTGAATTGTAGCTTCTGGAAACAAATTGACCATGCGGTTGTCCGAAGCATTGACGCTTCGGGCAACGTAGCTTTGGCCGAGGATAGGCGTTTGCATTAGTAATTACCCGCAAAAATATTGAACCGCTGGCGAGTGCCAACAATCGAGTATGGAAGCGACATGATGTCATCAGGGTTGTTGATGCGCTTGAGATTGCGCTTGGATGTCATAGCTATACGCTGAACCGTAGGCGGTGGTTCGACACCAAACTCAGCCGCTATTTCACATGCAAGATTGTATTTAAAACACCGCAGATAGCCTGGCGGGAACGCCAAAGTTGTAGATAATGACGTTGCTGTATCTAACGGATCAACCGAAATAAAGTGCCATTCCAACACTTTAGTAGGCACAGGGTAGATGTGCATATCAATATCAGGGTAATTTGTGTTGATCCACATTACCTGTGGATAAGTGCTAGTAACCGTTTTGACCGCTATGCCGTCGTACTGCTGTTGATTGATCAGCATGATGCCGAACGAGATGCCATTGGCAGGGTCAACGAAATAAGTGGCGTCGTCCATAAGAATAGGACGGTTGCCGACAAAGTCACCGGATGGGCCTAATGTCTGGCTAATACGTCCTGGAAGCCAAGAGAATACTTGTTCTTGGGTAGTGAAGATGGAGAGCCGCTCGGTGTTCCAAGAGTCAAGCATTTGATTAAGCGCCGCAAGGGCATCTTGAGATGTTGCGGCAGAAGGAACTTCAGATTCGGCCAACTGACCGATCAAGCGAAGGGCTGCATTGATTTGATCGCCAGCGGTCGTAGCCATGTAAACTCCTTATGCGGCTTCTTGACGCCGCCTACGACGAAGCTCGTTACTTGGAGCTTCTTCTTCCTTTACCTCACGGTTGTCAGGATCAAACTCTACCCAACCGTTTTCCTTGTCCGCCTCTACTTCAGCATCCAAAGTAGCTACTTTTGTACCATGAACCGGATGTCTTAGATAGGTGTTCAAATTACTCTCCCATGATGAAGGGCGGGGCCGAAACCCCGCCCGTTTTTATTAGCAAACGCGGTAAAGCGTCCAAGTACCCGTGCCTGTACGACGGCAAATGAACTGAGCCGATGTACCAACTGCAATGGTAACCGAACCAGTGCTAGCCAACGTACCCCAGCCCGTGTTCGTAACCATTGTAATAGCGCCCGAAGACGTACCAATGTTGATGATTGTGAACGCGAGGGTGCTGTTAACCTTAGCGTTAGGAAGTGCAGTGTCGAGATCCGTGCCAAGCGGAAGCGTATAGGATGCTGCCGAAGTGCCAGGATTTGCAACCATCAACTGCGTAAGAAGCTGTGCAGTTGTAAGAGTTGCAGTTGCGGTAGGGGTTGCTACGTCGCCCTGATCAGACAAGAAGGCTTCGTTTACGTTGCCATCACCAATCTGATAGCCGCCACCAGAAACAGGAAGTGCCATGATATTTAACTCCTAGAGAGAAAGGGAAAGAACCCCCGCATTGCTGCGGGGGTTAAATTATTAGCCCCAGATACGAGCAGCCATTGGTGCGCGGATCGTGCTGTAGCCATAAAGAACGTCAATACGGCAAGGCATACGGTCGTTATTGATGTCATACTGACGGACAATACGAAGCGAAATGCCGTTGTGAACCTGACGCGAGGCCATATCGACGCCCTGTGGCAGAAGAAGATCTGCTGTAGCGAACGTGATGGCGTCCTTTTGGTACACAAGGTTCTGTGGGTATACGGTTGAAGCCGCACCAAGAACCGTAACCGCCGCGTTGTCTGCTGGGAACGAGTCCACAGTAGCAAGCGCGTTGCTGGACGTATAGATGGCAGGCGAGATAGCAAGGCTTGTCCATGCGCCCGAAGATGCCGTGTTAGCGGCGGTTACAACGAACTGTTGCAAGCTGCCGGTTGACTGACGGGTCTGTGGGTTGACGGCGTAGACGTTAGCAATCGTGAATACGTCGCCAACAGCAAACGTAGCCGAGCCTGTACCACCATCGACGTTGATGGTTGTAGCACCCTGCGTTGTTACTGCACCGTTAACAAGGATCGTGTCCGAAGCCGAACGCGAACCGGTCGTGTGCTGAACAATCGACTGCGACATGCTGATTTCGTCGTAGCCAAGAACACCAGAGCCCATAAGGCCGTTCTTGAATTGACGGGAAATCGTATCGCCTGGGTTGAACAAGCCTTTCATGCCTTCGACAAGACCAGCGTTAGCTGCTGGGTTGACGGTAGCATAACGGTTGCCCATTGGAGCAGCATATTCGTTCAGCTTCTGCTGGGCCTGAAGAAGGACCAAAGAAGTCGAAGGCGTCGTGCCTGGCGTTCCAACCGACGAGTAAATGCCTTTGTAAGCATTTGCGACGTCGTTATCAACCGAAGCAGCAAGCTGCGAGATACGAGGCTTGAGAACACGTTCAGCAAAATCGTCCAACTGCATCGTCAATTCTGCCGATGTGAAGTTGACGCCAATGTGCTTCTGGCTCGACACGGTGAGCGTGGTGTACTGCTCGTTGTCGTCCTGAACCTGAAGTGCTGCACCGTCCGTGACAAGCGCACGATCTGGCAAACGGATACGGAGGGTTGAACCGATCTTAGCACCTTCAACAGCAAAGCTGTCGTCGTACTGACGGTTTACGTTGCGGGTGATTACCAGGTTGTTCTCAAGAATTTCGAGAGCCTTGCGGGTAATCATATCAATAGTCAGTAATGAGTTTGACATGATGTTGTCCTTTTAGGGATTAGCGGAATTTGTTAGATGCTTCCATCTTCTTTATCTGTCTGGCACGGTCAGCGGCAATCCATTCGGACGTTGACATAGATTTTACAGACCGAGGGTCCGTAGTATCATATGATGGCGATCCACTGCTTTTGGCCGATACAGGAGATATAGGCGATGGTGCGGTAGAAGATCTTTTTACTGGTGGATTATCAGCCAATTTGGCTTCAACCTTACCAATTTCTTTTGCTTGCAAAAATGGAGCAAGGCGGGAGATCCGTTCAGCTTCTTTTGGGTTCGCCCCTAGATAATAGGCCAATTCTGGTCCAATATCAGATGCTTGAATGGTCTGCGCCATCACGGTCGTAATTGGAAGCGCGGGGTTATATGCGACTTGTTCAAAGTCATCATACTTGGTCCGAGCATCTTCTTCACGCTCATGGTAGGCGTCGAGAGTTTCCCTTTGCTGCCTTTCCATCTCACGCCGTTGAAGCAATTCTTCAGCCTTGCGCTCCGCCAATGCGTCGGCGTAAGCCTCAGTGTTGTTAAACTGCTCTGGCTTGGGTGGATCGACTAAAGGTGCCGGTGCTGATCTTAGCGCCGATTCTCTTTCCCACTTACGCTGTTCTCTTGCGAGACGTTTAGAAATAGCTGCGTCTAAGTCTTCTTGTGTGAAAGTCTTAGGTGCTGCTTCCGGCTGGGTAACTTCAGGTTCCGGTGCCGCCGTGGCTACTGGTTCCGACGCGGGTAGTTCCGCTAACACTTCATCAGTCATTTTTGATCCTTTAAGATCCCTGGCAAGCCGCGCCAGTGCGGTTTGTTATTCGTAAATAACGGTGGCCGTTACGGTCCCGCCAAGAACGATATATAGTCCTTTGTTCAGGTATATACCATCGAACGAATTAAAAGGATAGTTGGTAGACGAAGTAGGCGTAAAGACGCCAACGACGGTCGTCGTGGTGCCTTTTGCGTCCG